CTATAACCAAGGGCTAACTGGGTAGAGTTTGCGACAGGAAAGGCTTAGATATGACTCTAAGAGTGTTGCAGAGGATACCGCCGAACGGAGCGCAACTGGATCGACGTCCTGGTGTGCTCGAAGAGGTTGCTGAGAAAGACAGCGACATCCGGTTTTTTCCGAAGACTAAAGGGATGAAACTCCTGATGAAAACTCATGGGTATAGTCTCAATATGAGCTTCGTGGAATCGGATCCGTTTGTCGAGGCGGCAATGGAAGACCTCTTCGGAGGTGTCCCACCCGAGTTGGAAGGCTATACTCGGTCTGGTGCGTCTCTACAAGGGCTCTACGATGGTATCGCAAGGTATGATCGTGAGCGAAAAGGGATTCCTATCGGAGACCCTGACTTCACGGAAGCCGTCAATATCGCGCGCGCTGCCTTTGACCCCGGCTTAAAGGTTAAACCTTTGTCGATTGATGAGGTAACACTTCGGTCTAACACGTCAGCTGGTTGGACTTGGCTTGGAAAGACTAAAGGCGAGGTAGAGAAGGAAATCCGTCAAGAAGCGAAAAAGCTTTCACGCCTGGCGAGACGTGGACGCTTATCCAAGGCTGCCCTGCCACCCTGCGTTACGTTCGTTAGGACTCAACTCGCTACTGTCGAGGAGCCTAAAGTTCGTCCCGTTTGGGGGGTGCCTGCCGAAATCGTGGCTTGGGAAGAGCAATTCATCGAAGCATTGGAACGTGTTTATGATGAGAGGGACATCCCTATTCCTTGGGGCGGGAAAGCCATGAAACAGCTCCCAATTCTAATAGATAATCTCTTTTTAAAAGGAGATGCTGTTGGAACGGACTGGTCCGGGTACGATACTAGTGTAGGAGCTGATTTTATACGCCTGGGTTATGCCACTTTCAAGGATTATCTTGATTTGACCCCAGAGCAAGAGCGCGAGTACGAAAAGATTGTGGATTATGCAATTGCTACGCCGATCGTCATGCCCAATGGGTATGTATACCTGAAATTTGGAGGTATCGCCAGCGGGATGCCATCAACGCAATTGCTAGGCTCGTGGCTAAATTACGTCTTTCAGATTACCCTCCAGCTGAAGATGTTTAAGGCATATTACAAAACCTTCGTTATGGGAGATGATTCTGCGTACGCGGTTCCACGTGGTACAAAAGTTGATCTCATAAAGATGGCGGAAATCGCCGATGCGATGTTTGGGCTAACACTCAACGTTAAGAAGAGTATCGTAGCAACAAGGGCTGAGGACTTCGTTTTCTTAGGACATTCTTCTCAAGCCGGGAAGATGAACAGAGAGGAAGTACACTTGTTGAGATTAGCACTCTATCCCGAAAGGGAAGTACGTGGCCCAGGACACTCAGCTGCTCGCATCGAAGGGTTACTTATTGACTCCGGCTTCAAATCAGGTGCACTGTTCAACCTTTATGTGTACATGGTCAATAAGTACAAAGAGGTCGCTCCAGTTGACGAACGACTGCTCACGGTCGTGTATAAGCTCGATGTAGACCCGGGAATCAAACCGGAG